TCCGGCCAGCCGTTCAGCGGGTCGTACGCCTCCGGGTGGATCGGCACCGCCTCGCCGCCCGTCGCGACCCTGCGCTCGTTCGCCCGCGCCATGCAGTCCCGGCAGACCGGCTGCCTTTTCGCCCGCTCCGGGTCGCCGCCCATGTCGGGCGGCAACCCACTCACCGGGTCGATCAGCACCGACGGCACCAGCAGCGGGTTGAAGCCGAAGACGCGCTTGCAGGCGAAGCAGTTGCCGACCACGATCGTGTAGCCGCTCACGAGCGATCAGCCTGCTCTTCCGTGATCCAGAGCTGGCCGCTGCCGACGCCGAGCCCGCCCGCCCGGTAGATCTCCCAGTGCAGCTCGCAGCCGTTCGCCCACGGGCCCATCCGTGTCGCGAAGTCGTAGGGTCCGGGCGTGCCGTCCTTGCAGAAGTTGCAGGGCGGGATCTCCTCCACGACCACGATCTCGCCCGGCTTCGGCCGCAGCCGGCTGGTCATGCGAGCTGGTAGAGCTTGCCGCCGGCAGCGCCGTGGCCGCTGACACGCACGACCCCTCGCCGCTCGAGCACGTCCATCGCCGCCTGCAGCCGATAGTCGGTCATCTGCTCGACGCCGTTGCCCTGGCAGAGGTTCAGCACCTTCATCCGGCCGAAGCTCTTCCCGAGTTCGTCGCGATGCACGTCCAGGAACGGGACAAGGCTGTCCGCCACCTCTTCGGTTACCTGCCTGGCTTGCGCCCGCTGACGTGCCGTCGCCTCCGCCTGGCCGGCGTTGCTCGACTTGCTCTTCGCCGCCTGTCCGTCCAGCAGCCGGGCCAGCGTCTGCCGGACACGGTGTAGCCGCTGGTTCAGGACCTCCCGTTCGGCGTCGATCTGCTCGACCTCTTCGACCAGGACTTTGACCTGCTCATGCAGGGGTTTCGCCAGCTCCTCGAGCCACTCGCGCTCGTCGCGGCTGGCATGCTTGTGCTCACTCACGCCGTCCCTCCTTAGATTGACCATGAGGAAGGGTAGCGCACTGCTAGGCTGAATGCTCCACGGGTGACGCGCTAGCTCCTGGCCGGCGCGCCTCCTGGGGTTGACCAGACGGAGGGGCGGCTCGCGAGGCCGCCCCTTGTCTTTCCAGAAGGAGGCAACGTGGTTGTCACCAAGCTCGAGGTCTTCACGGCGATCATCGCCATCTGCTTCATCCTGCTGCTGCTGTTCGGCTTCAACTGGGTGGCCTGACCGCAGGGGTTGTTAGCCTCCCTCGCTTCTGACAGCGAACAGGGAGGCCGCTCGTGAAGGCCGTACTTGTGCTCGCCTCGTTGACCGTCGTCGCCGGAGCCACCATGGCCCTGGCAGGCACCAAGGACCCGAAGCCGAAGCGTGTCGTCGGCCACGGGCAAGTCCGCTTCTGCGACCGTGGCATGTGCGCCGGCCCCGAGAAGTGGGCGCAACGATCGCTCGCCAACGCGCGACGTGCCCGCTGGGCCGAACGGCGCGAATGGCTGCTCACCTTGACAGTCGAGCGGCTACAGCGGAAGCTGAAGCTGCGGAACCTGCAGGCCCGCCAGCCGGCTCCCGATCCCCCCGAGACCGCGGTCGACTGGCGGGCCAGGCAGACGTCGGTGTGGGATCGCCTCGCCGAGTGCGAATCCGGTGGGAACTGGGGCATCTCCACCGGGAACGGCTTCTATGGGGGACTCCAGTTCGATGCCGGCACCTGGACGGCCTACGGCGGCTCCGGCTACGCCCATCAGGCGAGCCGCGAGCAGCAGATCGCGGTCGCCGAGCGTGTGCTCGCGGCCCAGGGCTGGAGCGCGTGGCCGGCGTGCTCGGCCCGGCTGGGGCTCCGCTGATGGAGCACGGGACGCACAACACCTACACGAACGCTCGCTGCCGCTGCGACGAGTGCCGAGCGGCCGAGAAGCTGTATCAGCGCGAGTACCGCGAGCAGAACAGGGAGCGCCTGCTCGCCTACGACCGCAGCCCCGCGCGCGACTCTCGGCTGCGGGACGATCGCGAGCGGAGGCTGATCCGCCACCGCGCGTACGACAAGCTCGCGCGTGGGCGCGAGAAGCAGCCCTGCGAGGGGTGCGGCGGGACGGGGGCGCAGCTGCACCACGACGACTACGCGCGCCCGCTCGATGTGCGCTGGCTCTGCCCGAGCTGTCATGGAGTCGAGCATCGAAAGGCGGCCCGCCCCTGACCACCAACATCCTCGACGAGGCGACGCTCGAGGCCTTCAACATCGCCTACGCGCAACGCCTGAACGAGCGCGCTGCCGCCATCCAGCACCCGGGCGGGCTGCTCGACCACGTCCAGTGCGTCGACCCGAAAACCGGTGAGCACTTCCAGTTCACCCTCAACGACCCCGAGGCCGGCTGGTACTGGCAGCGGGCCGTCCTTGACGAGTGGATCGCGAACCCGCTCTCGCTCGTCCTCAAAGCCCGCCAGATCGGCATCACCTGGCTCGCCAGCGGCTATGCGCTCTGGAAGCTGCTCTCGATGCCCGGCACGCGCGTGCTCGTCGTCAGCATCAACGAGGACGAGGCGATCAAGGTTGTCAACAGGTTCTTCGACATGTTCACAAGCCTGCCTGAGCACCTCCAGTTCGAGGCGCAGATCACGAAGCCGACCAGGGGCGCGCGCCCGTCGACGCTGATCGAGTTCACGTTCCCGGACGGGCGCATCTCGAGCGTGGTCGGGCTTCCCTCAACGAGACGCGCCGGACACGGAGAGACCGCCACGCTCGTGCTCCTGGACGAGTACGCGCGCCACGAGTACGCGCGCGAGAGCTGGAAAGCAACCTTCCCGACCGCTGACAACGGCGGCCAGATCGTCGTCGTCTCGACCGCCAACGGCGTCTCGAACGACCTCTCCGGCGAGGGCAACTTCTTCCACCACCTGTACGTGAACGCGGAGGCGTACGGGATCAAGACCCAGTTCCTCGGCTGGGACCTGCACCCGGACCGCGACGAGGAGTGGTACAGCCGTAACGCGCGCGCACTGCCCGCCGTCGACCGCGCCGAGCAGTTCCCGCGCAACCCCGAGGACGCCTTCATCAACACCGGCGAATGCTGGTTCGATTTGGAATCGATCGCCTGGTACGCCGAGCACGCGCTGCTCGCCGAGGACAGGCGGATGCGTTTCCAGCCCAGCTCCGACGGCGCGAAGGCGAAGGTCGAGTGGATGGCGAACGGGCCCGTGCGTGTCTACCAGAAGCCTGACGCGACGCACCAGTACGCGATCGGCGCGGACGTCGCGACCGGACGAGGTCTCGACTACTCGTGCGCCTTCGTCGTCGACCTGACCTCGATGGCGATCGTCGCCGAATGCCACGGCAAGATGGACGCCGACGAATATGCAGAGCAGCTGCATTTTCTCGGCCGCTGGTACGGCACCGCCAGGATCGCGATCGAGATGGGCGGCGGCTACGGCGAACCGGTGATCATCAGCCTCCGCGACGGGCGCAAAGGCCGGCCGCACTACCCGCGCCTGTACCGGCACGCGATCGCCGACCGCCCCGACCTGCACAAGCTCGAGAACTACGGCTTCCCGATGAATACGAAGACGCGCCCGCAGATCGTCAACCAGATCGAGCAGGCGATCCGCGAGCGCACGATCCCCGGCCTGACGCGCACGCTGGTGATGGAGCTGCGCACGTTCGTTCGCCGCGACACGCTCCCCTCGCCGAGAGCCCTGGACGGCTCGAACGATGACCGCGTGATGGCGCTTGGGATCACGCTCGAGCTGTACCGCCAGTACGGCACGCACGAGCGCAAGCTGAAGCGCCGCCCGACGCACGGGAAGGCGTACACGTACCCGTGGCAGCGCCGCCGTGCCATCGTCTGAGCAGAAGCGAGTCCAGGCCCTCCTCGACCGGGACTACGCGCGCTGGCAGGCGATGTCGCCGACGTCCGAACTTGCCAGCCACTCGCCGGAACCGTTCTGGGCGGTCGAGCGCGCGCGGCGCGAGCAGGCGGAGCGCGAGTGGGAGCGCCGCAGGCAGGAGTGGCTGGCTGGCGAGCACCGTCGGCTGCGCTGGCAGGAGCAGATACGGCAGGAGTCGCGCGCGCTGGCTGCCGAGCTGGACGTCGGGT